TCATCAAAAGCATTTGCTTTATACCAAGCTACCATTGAAATATCATCAGTATTAAAATCTATAAGTCCACAATCTATATAATCATCATCACCATCAAAACTTGCACTACCATTACCTATTTGGTCTGCTAAAGCTGCTTTAGAATTATCTACACCTCTAGGTTTTGTTGGAGTTTTGCCACCATATATACTTGTATGAAATGTTATATCTCCTGAAGCAGTTCCATTGTGATTGCCTGTAGAATCATTACCATTCGATTCTAATGGATACCAAGCTAATAGTCCTGTTGTTTCAGTTCCTCTTAAATCACTATAAGTCTTATATATTATATTTTGTATTTCAGAATCTGATAATACCCTATTCCATATTCCAACATTTTTCATTAAGCCACCAAAATTTGTGCCTGAATTAACATCTCCACCTAAATATAATGGATGAGAATTTGTTCCTACAGCACTACCACTAAATGTTGTATCTTTTTGGTCTAAATCTCCATCTATATATATTTTACTAGTGCCATTACCTTCTGATGTATAAGTACAAGTTACATGATGCCAAGTGTTTATAGATATTCCACTACTACTAGATGAATCAGAAACATTATTTACAAAAAATTGCACTCTATTATTACTAGTATCTACTTGTAATTGATAGGCATCATCATGCTCTTTACTTATAAGATTACCTCCATTATCACAAGTTGAATCATATTTAAACCAACACATTATTGTAAGTTGGTCCATACCATCTAAATTGTCATGGTCAGCTATTTGTATTTCATCATCAGCACCTTCAAATTGACAACTGCCTATACCTACATGCTCAAGGTCTGTATTTTTAAAGTCAAAGAATAGTTTAAGGTTATCTTTTAAAAAAGATAATAATGTTACTGAAGCTTTGCTAAGAGATGCTGATAATCCTAACATCTTAGCCTAAATAAAATATACAGGATCCAGTATTAACTGTAACTGCTGACCATCTACCAAATATAGTTATGCCACCAGCTATAGTATCAGTATTAGCTAATGAATTGCCATAAGTAGATGTACCTGTTCCTATAAATTTAGCATCTTCTTGTGTTAATGTTGTAAATGTTGTATCTTCACACATTGTAATAGCTACAATTGCTGAATTAGCAGGTATTCCTGTTGCTGATTCTGTTGCAGCTAAGTGACCTGAGCCTACTTGTCCTAAAGAAATATTACTAGCTGCTTGTGCTGAATTTTGTAGTTTTCCTGTTGACATTTTATCCTTTCTTAACTATTTAAACTTTTATAATTTTAAACAATACATTGGGGGATGAACACCTGTCCATTTCTGGGAGCTTTACATCATCCCCCTGTATTTTCCTAAGGCATATTATTTTACAATTATTTTTAAATAATGTACCTGATCACCATCTCCATGTGCTGATGATGCTAAAACCAGATCATCATCTCCACCTTCGAATGTAGCTTGTGCAGAATCCATAGTTGTAGGTCTAACAAAGCCTTTATCTGTAGAAGCTGCCAATGCTGAACTAATAGCTGTTGAGCCATTTTTCAGTGTCATTGTTTTACTTGTTACATTTTGACCATTTGTTACCCTCATAAAGTAATCTACAACTTCAAACTTGAATGGAGTTGCTACTGTAACTGTTTCAGACGATCCAACATCTACACAGTTAACTTCTATAACATCTCCATACAAAAAAGCTGTAGCTGTACCATCACCACTATGGGTTGCTGTTAGTTCCAATTTATTAGGAACAGCTGATTTGAATAATTGACTACTTTTCATCTATTCATCCCTCCTTATGGTGTTTCACAAGTAGCTAAAATAAGCGAACTTGTGTTTAGTGTTGCAATCGCTGAAGCATCTGTTTCAGAAGCATTTCCAGTAGAATAAGCATTGCTAGATCCACCACCAGATGCTTTACCTGCTACTGCTTCTAATACATACTCATTACGATTATAACCATTAATAGCTGCACCACCAATTTCAATTGTATTTTCATGGTCATCGACCTCACTTGTAAAGTGAAGGTCTTTTGCAATACCTTTACCCATACAAGAATTACCAAATACAATTGCATTGTAGATTCTTTTACCACCTGCATCACCATGCAATGTAACTTCAGATGGTTCAAATCTAGATGATGTAGTTGAGCCAAAGAAATATCCAGCTTCATCCCACTCTCTAATACCTACAATGTCTTCGTAGATACAGAAACCAGCATAGTGTCCTGCCATACCTTCCATCTCAGGCATAGATCCAGAACCCATAAATGCATTTCTTTGTGCAGCAACATAGTCACTATCAGTCTGCAATGCTTTCATTTGGTTTGGATGCACTAAAAGTGCCCAATATTTAACACCATTTTTAGTTTCCATTTGTGGTATTTTAAGCTCCATACATTTAACTCTAAGTGATCTTAACAATGCAGATGTTAGACTAGTTGTTACAGTACCTGCTGTAGCAGCAGTCATGCCTATAGCTGCATCTAATTCTGAATTAGTTTTAAATGTTTTTTCTGTACCAATAGCTGTTAAAGCACCACTAACATTACCATACCAATTTGGATGATATCTTCTTACTAATCCTAAACCATCAGATGATGTGCCTACTGATAAGTTAGGTGACACACCTTCATAGAATGTTTGAAAGATTGATTGGTTTTCCCATTTAGTAAACCATTTAGCTAAAGCTGGTCTAGCTTCGTCATAAAGCTTATATATTTTAGCTCTTTGTTCTGACATAGAACCTGACTTTTTCATAACAGCTTTTCTATATTGGTTAACATATGCTCTTAACCATCTCATTGATTGATCTTCACCAGTTCCTTTTAAAACAGTATCTCCATATACAGGTGAACCAGACAAGTCATTTAAAAAAGGTATTAACATATTGTCACGACCTTCTTGTATAAATGCACTCATGATTTCAATTGGTTTTCCTGAGGGAGTATATACTGTGTTTCCATTATCTTCTACAGAAATGTCAACATTTCCAGAAAACTTAGCGAAGAAAGTATTATACCAAGATTCTTTTTTCAATAAAGAATTTAGAATCTCTACATTAGCTATAAAACTTTGATTCGTTTCCATTTAATTCTCCAGTTAATTATTTATTTAAATATTGCTTTCTGAGTTTTTTCAAATCATCTACAGATAAATTATCTAGTGTTTTTTGCATTTCCCCTCTACCAAGGTCAGAGATTTTGATAAGCTTAGATGCTTTACCAGAACCTTTTACATCTACTTTTTCAGTAGTTTTGGCTGCTGCCTTTTGTATATCAGCTCTAGCTTTTCTTTCACCTGACATAGTAAGATTTTTCACAACATGCTCTAAACCAAAACGATCTACTAGCGATTTGTGAAAAGACTTTTCTGTTAATAATCCATCTTCTTTGTATTGATTTGCATTCTCAGCAACATAATTGAAATCTTCATCTGAAATATCAATGCCTTGATTTTTGAAAATTTGTTTTTGTTGACTAACAAACTGTTGGTTATCTCTGCTGTTCATTCTACTTGCTATATTTTCCTGAGTCCTTTTAGTAATTAGATCATTTTCGATTTCTCGTATTAACTCTTGTTGTTCTTCACGAGCTTGTATATCATAAGGATCCATATTGTCTAGCTTTTGTTTTTCAGCTTTCAAACCTTCTGCTATATCATCAGCAGTTAGTCTTTCAAACACTTCTTCATCTGTAAGGTCGTCTGTATTTCTTGCTATTTCTCGTAACTGACCGAGTTCATCTCCCTGTTCTCCCATTTTTTTCTGAGCATTTTGATGCATCTCGATAATCTCTTCACGAGTTTTATTAGCATAGATGTCGTTTTCATCTACTTGGGTGGTGGCTACATCTTGATCAATTTCATCTGCAACAGTTTCTCCCTCAGCAGGTTCTGTTCCAGACTCCACATCACTCGATTCATCTGACAAGTAAAACTCACCATCCTTTTCTACTAGCTGTGAATCAGACTCAGTAGATTCTACTGGTGTTTCACTACTAGTACCTTTTTCAAGTTCTGTTAGTTCTGCTTCGTATTTTGGGTCAGCTCCCTCTTGGTTTATATTCTCTTCCATTATTTTTTCCTCTTTTTTATTATGCGATCTGTTTTAACTTTTAATATATTTCTTAATGCACCACCCCTAGTTTGCAAAGGTGTTTTTTGCACTGGTTCTTGTTTTATTTTTCTATCAAATACTATAGGTGGCAATATTTTCATTTTAACTCTTTATTTATTTTAATTAACATATACACTAATGTAGCTAATGCTGCTAATGCACTCATTATAGGTGGCACATATTCTGTCCAATGCAATGCACTACCTGTTATCCCTACTGCTGCTGTTCTTAATGTATCTATCATCAATACTTCTTTTTCATCATCTTTCTGTATGATTTTGCTTTTTTACTTTTATTTTTTTTAGATTTAGGGAACCCAGCTTTCATATTAGCATATGATTCTGCTGTTATTGTAGATTTCGATTTAGGTCTACTTGTTCCTGCTTTTTTTCTTTTGTTTATATTTTCGTATAAGCTCATTTTATTCCTTTACCATTTAACTTTATTTGCCCAATATGCTGCTGAAGTTTTGCCTTTTGCAATATTTTTCCCATGCCTAGCTTTAAAAGACTTAGCTCTTTTTGTCATGGTTTTATCTCCAGTCTTGCCTTGCTGCCCAAATCTTATTGTTTTTGTTTTTCCACCATCCTTCACTACAACAACATGTGATTTAGTAGGATGTCCTGGTGTTCTCTTTGGTTTATTAAAACCAGATACACCTATTCTTTTTAATAAATTTTTATATGTTTTACTCTTGTTTGCCAACTTGCCTTACCTTTTTTTGTTTCCCTATTTCAATTTTCTTTGATTCTAGTCTTAACTTTTCCTCATCATTCATCATTCCTCGCTGTGTCTTCATATTGTCTAATACTTGTTTTGTACTAGCTAATTCTTGTTGCTGTTGTGCAAATTCTGCTTGTTGACCTGCTTGTTCTTGTTGTGATTGCATGACTTGATCTATATATGCTACCATCTGATCTGAACCTTTAATAGGTGCTGATTCTACTAATGTTCTCACATCTACAAATGCTGGGTTTATTTGACCTATAACATTTGTCAAAGCTATCATTCTGTTAAAGTTATCTTCAACATTTGTTATGTTGTCTTCTCCTTCGTCAAGCTCTACATATACAGATGGGTTATCAACATTATTTAATATTGTACCAGCATAATTTAGATTGATTATAACCTCTTGGAATATATTGTCTTGTTTTAATCTGACAACTCTGTCTTGTTCTGCATATACAAAAGAAAAATTATCCATAAAATCTTCAGCTATAACTTTTCTTATGCGAGATAAATTTTTAAAATATGGGTTTATAGCTGCAGCAGCTCGTTGTACTTTTTGCTCAAACAACACACCTGACTCACCAGACCTAGCTGTCTCACCTTTCATAGCTTCTGACACTAAAGATACTCGTTGTGCATATTGCACTGAGTTTTCTGCATTAGTAAGAATATCTGGTGGCACTGAGCCTGGACCCAGTCTTTGAGGAGTTATGGCTGGATTGTTTAGCTCATATACCATGTTCGGCTGATTACCTTTTTCTTTTAGAGCTTTAATCGTTTCTTTCTCTCGTTTATCGATAAATACACCACCAGATAATATCTGTGTCACATAATCTCTAACTTGCGATTTAGATTTGTTTACATCATCTTGTATATCTAATAATAAATCTACTAGTGAAGTTTGTTCATTTACTTGCACATTGTAATTATAACTCCACACAGGAAAACAATCAAAGTTAGCTGTGTTGCCCTTTGCTTCTTCATCTAACACAACCAAGTTTTTAAAATATGGTATAACAGTTGTTATATGTATTTTTTCTTTATCAAATTCTTTTATGATTACTAAGTTTGGGTTTTCTCTTTTTTCTTTTGCAAAGTCTGCTTTTTTCATTACATAATATTCTTTGCCATCATATGCAGTTACACATTTAACAACTTGTCTTTCTTGCATTTCTAATACACGATATCTACCATTTTCTTTATCATAATGCTCTAAGTTGTTACTGTAAACCCTATCAGTCATTCTTCGTATTGTATCAGATAGCTGGTTCCACCACCACAAATCTCTTTCATTTTTTTCATCTTGTGGATCAACACCATATTTTTCTGCTATAATATCTAATGGTTCCCAACCTTCTTTTATTATCCACCTACAATGTTTTAGCCTATAATCATTTGCTCTTGTTTCTGGATCTATATGTACTCTAAAATTATTTACTACATCATATTTAAATTCTAAATAACCTTCTTCGTTTACTTCATAGGATCTTTCTATCCATCCACCTAGCTTTGTAGTTAATGCATCAATAAAAGCAATTTGCAGTTTATCTTCTATATCTTGCTCATCTGCTATTGCATTCCATCTACCTTGCACTATATCTGATACATTAACACCAGATATTGTGGTAGGCTTAAATCTAGCCTGTCTACGATTAAGTTGTTCATTACCTACAAGTGTAGATACAATAGGTGTAATAATATTGTATTTTAATGTAGGCTTTTTGTATTTCTTAGCATTTGTTTTTTCATCTGTTGTCCAGGTATCATTGTTTAAATACCTAACTGCTCTTTCTGATTCTGTTCTTGCTTCTTGAAATGAATCACGAGCATAGTCAAATGCTTTTAGAACTTTGTCGGCAGGTTTACTTATTGTTCCTGAATAAGATTTAGACATTTATGATGTTTTCCAATTTAAACTTCCACCTGATATTTTATTCAATAACTTATATCTCCAACCCTTTTCTTGTTTTTCTCTACCAGTTTTTGTAGGTAATACTTTAAGTGCACCATAGGCAAGTGCATCAAAAGCATGATCCTCAGACTTAGTATCAACATCTTCTGGGTTCAATTCTGCTGCAGGTAAGTTAGGAATAGTTTCACAACAATAACTACAATTTTCTGTAAATCTTATTTTTGCATTACCTTCATCTGGAACTTCTAACCCTTCATACACTATTTTTGCCTTAGCTTTTCTATCATTGTTACCCCTCGATAAAAATATGCTTTCATCTCCATAGAAATCAGCAGGACTATAAAGTGCACCTTCTTTTTCAGAGTGCTTGGTCCAGTATGCAGGATCAGCAATATCATCATCAAAATCTGTAGGCTTGAGTTTATATTTCTTCCAGGTGTACTCATTAACCATTTGTGCTTGTTTAGAAGCAGATAAACCTGTTTCGACAATTTCATCAAAGATTATCATATCCCCATTACGATCCACTGCAGCAAATAAGCATACAAATGGAGCCTTTGTTCCATAATCGTAGAATCTAAACAAAGTATATTTTTGCTTTAGATCCTTATCTACTTTAAATTCAGACTTCGAAAGTATATGGTGCATAGGATTCCAATTGTCAAAGTAGGTTCCTGCAAAGACATCCCACCGACCCTCTAGCCACATTGCCCTTAATATTGGATTTAGTTTCTTTAGCTTCTTGACATAGGCTGGGTCATTTTTCAACAAGGTGGGATTGTCAAATACTGTGGCTGGAATAAATTTCCATGTGATTCCTTCTTCATCATAGTATTTTTCACCTGAAGTTAACCTGGCATAATCTACATCAAAATCTGTAGAATGAACAAACCCATCTTCAACTGGTGGACATCTATCTACAAATTTTTTCTTTAGCCATATATGCCCTACATTTCCTGGATTTGATGTTAAACAAATCTGTGGTTTAAGGTCAGCATTATCTGTTCTAACAGATGTAGATAACTCATCTACCCAACTTTCAGGAAACTGATTCGCTTCATCTATGCCAATAAAATTATAGTTACCACCAATATAGTTATCTAAAGCTCTTCTATCCTGACAATGCACTAGGTAAACCTTGGCACCTGAGGGAAACTGGTAGCACTTATTTCTTTCTTGCCAACTGGCATCATACAACTTGTATAGCTTATCACACTCAGGCTTAAGGTTTCTTTCGAGTTGTGGATATGTCCTTCTAATAAGTAAGGCGATAAAGTCAGGGTAGTCAATTGATATTCGTTCAATAACAAGCTCTGGCTTTTTACCTTGCTTCCTAAGCTCTTTGACTTCTGCTTTACTAAGTATTTTACGATTATGCTCATAATGCCATCTCCTAGGTGTTAGTGCTGCTTTCCAGGATAACATCAGTGATTTGCCACCACCTCTTGCTCCACCATAGAATACCCAGTCTGCAGTGTCTTTTAAAAATTCAGTTTGTTTTCCAGGATGTGGTATATAACTTACCATTCTACAACCCCTGCTTTATGACTGCTTTGTATATAAGCTTTCCTGTTACTTGTTGGTTTATTTGATAAATTCCAATTAGCAGCAGACTTATGCCAATCCTTCATCTTGTTTCTACCTACCATCCAATCCTTGCTTTCATAGAAGTTCCAAAACTTCTGTCCTTGCAACTCTGGATCTACATAAGACTTTTCTTTAAAGTATGTTATCACTTCTTCCATATTAGGTATCTTAAAAGGTTTTTTTCTTTTTTTTACTTTTTCTTTTACTTTATCCTTATCTTTATCTATATCTTTATCTTTATATATATCTTTAGCATCTGCTTTGGTTCTGGCTAGGTCCTGCTTAGGATCTGCCAAGGGTCTGCCTAGGGTCTGGTCAGGGTCTGGGTTGTTTAAGATGCTATCTAATTCATATTTTTCTATCAGAGCAATTACAGATTTATGTACATTATTATTAGGATTTAAGTTTTCTCCATATTGAAATTTGATGAATTTAGGTAAAAACCATTTATCATCTTCAAGTATTATAATTCTATTACCAAATACATTCAATACTTCATCTTTAGTATAAGTACAATTAATTAAAAATGATGCTAATCTCATATTTACATTCCATATACCTACATGATTACATGTTCTACATATATAATCCCAGAATGCTTTATACTTTACATCTAACTCATGATACCATTCTTTATGATAAATATCAGTATCAGTGTATCTCTTTGCCATCCTTTACCTCTCTCTTTTGATAGTATGTTTCACTATCTGCTTTTAGCTTATCTATTATATCCTTCCTGGTGTTACCCTCAGCTATAGTTATATATATACCTGATTTAGTCCTCTTCTTGACAAACCATTTAGGATCTCTTTTACTTTCTTTCTTGTAACCACTCAATGACTTCTCTCCAATCGTATCTTATTAGTTTACCACCTCTACCAGAATTATCTATAGCTACTGGCAATCCACTCTTTCTCCACTTATATACTGCTTGTCTACTTACAGACAATAACTCACATAACTGCTTAGTTGTTACTAGTCCTTTCATATGCTCTCCTTGTCTCCACTCTCATAAATCATATAAATATCCTCTCTTTTGATATTTGTAAATTAAGCTTATTTGGTTAATTATGTCAACCAATTATTTTTACTGTTTTGTGTAAGAGCGACATAATACGAGGGTAATGGTGGGCGACCCTTTTTGTAGGGGGGTTTGTGTGTGTAATCCTTTATTTTTTTGTGTGTTTTTCTGTGTCTGTTCGGTAATGTGTGCAACATAATATAAATAATGTTGCAATATCTTTTTTAATTGCTTTAATTAATCACAATATATATTAATATACACTTATGATTTCAAAAAAAAATAAAAATTTTTTTATCCTGTTTTATCCTCATGAACTATATAAAAAATTATATATTTATATTAATTATTATTATTTTTTTCTTGCTTGGTATTGTGTTAACTATGTAAACTCTCATAGTTCAATTATGGTGATTGAATGTTAATTAAAATAAAATAAGGATAATAAAAGAATGAATATTATAAACCAAATAAACAAAACACAAAACGAGCTTGACAAAATAAATGATCATATAACTATTTGTTATAATTCAATAAAACTTAACAAAAAAAGAAATAACAAAACAGAAATAAAAGATCATTTTTTATTACAAATAAAACAAGC